TGTAGATGAATGGATTTACATAGACATCCAAGACCAACATGAGGACAGTATCAGATTCATTAAGGATTGCGAGAATGCAATCGGTAAAGAAATACAGATATTGAAATCGAAAGAATATCGGTGCGTGGAAGATTGTGTAAGGACCTTTGGTGGTTTCAGAAATCCGGCGAATGGATTCGCACCTTGCACGAACTGGTTGAAAAAGAGGGTGAGAAAAGAGTGGGAGGAACAGCACAAGGATTGTGATCTGACATATGTTTGGGGTTTTG